TCAGAGAAGCATATCGTAGAGTATATGAGTCATTAGGTACAAAAGAAATTGATAATCTTCTAAGACCTGAAGAAATGCCTATACCTAAAGACCCAGCTATAGAAAATATGGAAGCACTTCAGATGAAATTACCAAAAGCATTTCCTGAACAAGACCACGATGCACACATTCAAGCACATAGAGCATTTATGGCTACAAGAATGGTGCAGATTAATCCAATGGTCTACGCATTATTACAAGGACACGTTTCAGAACACGTAAGTTTAAAAGCACAAGGAGAAGTTGGTGCTACAATTGCAAGTAATCCTCAACTACAACAAATGATGCAAGAGGATCCTAAAACAGCAGAGATTCAAATCAATGCAATGATTGCAAACAGAGTTTCTCAACTAACGATGGAACTAGCACAGTCCGAAGCCCAAGGACAACAAGACCCACTCGTTGCTTTGAAACAAAGAGAGTTAGATTTAAAAGCTTTAGACCTACAAAGAAAAGCACAAGAGAATATGTTAAACTATGAATTGAAAGCTGAAGAGATTGACGAAAGATTAGATCTTGAGAAAATGAAGCTTGAAGATTCTGAAGAGCAACACCAAGAGAGAATGAGAGTTGCTAGAGAAAAACTAGCTGTACAGAAAGCTAAAAATGAAAAGAAAAAATAAAAAATTAAAAATTAAAAAAGCATACTCAGGTGATTTTATGACATCTGAGATGTCTAGCAGTATGTATGAGTCAGGTAGAGCTGCAGCTCAAGCTTTTCAAGATAGCTATCAAGGAGGAGATGGTGGCGGAGCACCAACAACAACTCAAACTACACAAGCAAAAAAAGATACAGGTGCTAAAGGATTTTTTGATACAACAACTACTGCATTAAATTTAATTGGCAAAGGTATATTTGATGTTAGCGGATTAGGTTTAGCTGTTAAAGCTGCAAAAACAGTTGGTCCTAAAGTTAGAGAAGTATTAACACCACAAACAACTAAGAAGACAGCTGATGCAAGATTATCAGGTTCGTTTACAACTACCTACGCTAAGAAACCAGTTATACAACCTTATGTAGGTGGGGACAGTAACGATACACCTATGGTTTTAAAAAAACCTATTTTACCTAAAAAGGAAACAACTACTGAAGAAAAATTTACAGCTCAAAAATTTTTCCCTTTCCGTGCGTACAGGAACGGTGGTGTACCTAGCGGGCCACCACCGAAAAGAGGGCCTAACCCACAAGTGCCGCCGGTTAAATTAAAAAATGGCGGGGTAAAGACTAATAGTAAGAAAAGTGTTAGTATGAGAGGTATAGGTAAAGCTATAAGAGGAACTAAATTTAGTGGAGTATACTAATGGATAAGAAAAGAGCTAGAATTAGAGCAAAAGAATATAAAAGAAAATTAAACGAAGCTACAAAAGACCTTCCTATGTCTAAAGAAGGTTCACCAACTGTAACAGATACAGAAACAGGAGAAGTAACTTACGGAAGACCTAGAAAATTTAATTCAGGTAGTAAGTTAAAAGATTTAATTGGCCCAATAACTGTATCGCCATCGGGCACACAAGAAACTACGGTTGAAGGTAAACTTAAAAGAGATACCAAAGCAGGTAGTGTAGGTGTTGGAACAAAATTTGGAAATATTACTTTAAGTAAATCAAACGTAACTGAAAGTATGCCTGGTTACTCAGATTATAAAACAAAATCAAAAGGTATATCTTACGACAAAAGATTTAATGTTGGAAAAAATTCAACATTAGATGTTGGAGTTAGATCTGGAAAATCAAAATCTTCTTTTGGTGATTCTAAAACTAAAGGTGCAACTGTAACATTTACTAAAACTTTTAAAGATGGTGGTATGTGCCGAGGTATGGGTAAAGCCATTAGAGGTGGGAAATTTACGGGGGTCAAGTAATGATTCCTTGGGGTCTATTAGGTCAAGGTTTAAAATCTGGATTAGAAATCTACAAAAATAAAAAAGCAGCTGATGTTGCAATGTCAGAAGCAAAACTTCTTCACATAGAAAAAATGAAACGTGGAGAAATAGAGTTTAGTGGCAAGATTGCAGAAAATCAAAAAAACGACTGGAAAGACGAATTTGTACTTTTAACAATTTCTTCACCACTGTTTTTGCTTGCATATTCTGTGTTTGCAGAAGATGAAAAGATGCAAGAGAAGATTGATTTATATTTTCAAAAATTACAAGAGATGCCTTGGTGGATAGTTGGCCTTTGGGTTTCAGTAGTCGCAGCAATTTACGGACTTAAGGCTACAGACGTAATAAATATGAATAAAGGAAAATAATGACTAAACTTTGTGCAAGAGGAAAAGCAGCAGCAAAAAGAAAGTTTAAGGTTTATCCTTCAGCTTATGCAAATGCTTATGCTTCTAAAATTTGTGCAGGTAAAATTAAAGACCCGTCAGGCGTGAAAAGAAAAGACTGGGGTCCTAAAAAAATGAAACACGGTAAAATGGTCAAAGCTTATGTAGGTAGAGCAGTTAAGCAACCTACAGAAACTAAAAAAGAATTTGAAATGAGACACGAATATCATACGGCTACAAAAGGTATGGATGAGTATCTTAAAGATTTACTATAATGGCACAAGGATTAAAAAAATGGTTTCAAGAAAAATGGGTAGACATTGGAGCTCCGAAGAAGAATGGGCAGTATCAAGCTTGCGGGAGATCAAACAGCTCAAAGAGAAAATATCCAAAATGCGTACCCCTTGCAAAAGCCACACAGATGAGCGCTTCGCAAAAGGCGAGTGCTGTCAAACGAAAAAGAGCTGCGGGTAACACAGGCCCAACTCCTACATTTGTTAAAACACTAACAAAAAAATACTACGGCGGTTTAATTAAAATATAAAGTCTTGATTTTATATCTATCTTTGTTAAAAGATAGACAATGAAAATCTACCCTCACATTTCCTATACAAATTATGGTAGTTGCCTTGGTTCGGGATACAATGACATTTTAAATAGATACAAGGATGACGAATGGTTAGTTTTTTTAGACCACGATGCTATCTTAACTACTAACGATTGGTACAAACAATTAAAAAAATGTATTGAGAATTATCCTGAAGGTAGATTATTTTCAGCTAGGGTTAATAGAGTTAACACAGTAGAACAACTTGCTGTTGGAGTAGACATACATAATCACGATTATAAATATCACAGAAGAATAGGAAAACATTTATCTGACAAATATTGGGGTAAGTGTACAGATCACTCAGGTCTTAATGAGGCGGGTCATTTTTCAGGACATTTCTTTTGCGTTAATGTAAAAGCTATGAAAGATTGTGGTGGATTTCCTGTAACAGGACACGAATTAATGTGTGATAACTACATTCACATTAAAATATTAGAATCAGGACATAAAGCTTTCATTTGTGATGGAATTTATGTATATCATTGGTATAGATATGACGAACCTGTAGATTACTCAAGACCTGTATTAAAAAAACTAGAAAAAAATTACTTGGAGAAAATAAGATATGAAAAATAAAGTTTATTATGCTGAAGCTGTTTACGGCAAAGAAGAAATTAAAGCAGTTAATGAAGTTTTAAAAAATAACCTAACCTTAATGGATGGGCCAAAAGTAAAAGAATTTGAAAAAAGAATAGCTTGGTGGTTTGGTAAAAAATATGGTGTGATGGTTAATTCAGGATCATCAGCAAACCTACTTGCCTTAAGTTCATTACATTTACCAAAAGGTAAAGAAGTTATTACTCCAGCTTTAACCTTTGCAACAACAGTTGCACCTATCTATCAATGTGGATTAATACCTCATTTTGTAGATGTTGAGCACGCTGAGTTTATTACGAACCCTGAATTGATAGAAAACGCAATTAATAAAAATACAGTAGCAATTATGGTACCAAATTTATTAGGTAACATTGCTGATTGGAAAGCTATTTATAAAATAGCTAAAAAACATAAATTAAAAGTCATAGAAGATTGTGCTGATACACTTGGTTATAAATATTATGCAAGCAGTAATAAAACAACAGGACAATATAATGATTTAGTAACTACAAGTTTTTATGCATCACATATTATAACTGCCGCAGGCTTTGGTGGAATGATTTGTACTAATGATAAAAAACTTTATGATGAATTAAAACTATTTAGAGGTTGGGGTAGGTCATCTGCATTATTTAATGAATCAGAAGAAATAGATAAAAGATTTAATGTTAAAATAGATGGTATAGATTATGATTCTAAATTTATATTTAAAGAAGTAGGATATAATTTTTTACCTTCAGAAATATCAGCTGCTTTTGGTTTAGAGCAACTTAAAAAATTAGAAAAGTTTACAAAGACAAGACAGAAAAACTTTGAGTGCTTAGAAGACTTCTTTAGACCTTATGTTGATTATGCTTGGTTTGATGGAGTTGGTTGTAAAAAAAATGCAGATACACCTATGTTATCTTATCCATTAGTTTTAGGTGGCAAAGCACCTTTTACTAGAAAAGAATTACAAACACACTTTGAAAAAAATGGTGTGCAAGCTAGAACTATTTTTACGGGAAACATAACAAGACAACCTGTTATGAAAGGTAAAAAATATAAAGGTTCAGGACATTATCCTGAAGCAGACCACGTAATGCAAAGTGGTATGTTAATCGGTGCTCACCAAGGAATGACAAAAGATCAAGTAAATTATATTAAAAAGGTATTTACTGATTTTAGTAAGAAGTTTAAAAAATGATAGATCCGTTTTCAGCAGATAAAGTAAAACAGATTATTAATAAAGAAATAGCTAACACCAAGGAACATATTTGCTATGGTGTTGATTCGATAGACAAATTGATGTATGCTAGGGGCAGACTCAGTGCACTAGAAGCACTGCTTCAGGATATTAGAAACCTGCAAAAGGAGGATATAGATGGTACAATTGATAAACCCTAAAATACCAATCATCGAAAAAAAAGATGATAAAAGTATAGAGGACAATTCAAAAATTCCGACAGATCCAAAAGGCATTAAAGAATATCTTGAAATTATACCTGACCCAGTAGGGTACCGAATGTTAGTTAGACCGTGGAGCGGTAATAAAAAAACTAAAGGTGGTATCTACTTGTCAGATGAAACCCAAGACAAAATTGCAATGACAACAGTTGTTGGACTTGTAGTTAAAATGGGAGATCTCTGTTATAAAGACAAAGATAAATTTCCTTCAGGGCCTTGGTGCCAAGAAGGTGAATTTGTAATCTATGGACGATATTCAGGATCAAGATTTCAAACTAAATACGGTGAACACCGTATCCTTAATGACGACGAGATAATCGGAAAGATAAAAGCGCCAGAAAATATTCTTCATTTATTTTAAAAGGAGGATAACATGGCAGAGATCCAAGAGGAGAAAAAGAAATCTCCAGACGTAGAGCTTGATACTGATGGTATTGAAGAACAGAATATCGAAGTAGTAGAGCAAGAAAAAAAATCCGATAAGTCAGATTTAAATCTTGGCGAAGTCGATTTAGGTTACACTGACCACTCTAAACAAGAGAAGGAAGAAGAATCTAAAAAACCTAGTTATGAAGTTGTAGAGGAGCCTGCAGAGGAACCTAAGCAACCCATAAAAAAACAACCTATTGAAAAGCCAAAAGAAAAATTGGATGATTTAGGTAATGTTTCTGAAAATGTCCAAAAGAGAATGGACAAGATGACAAGAAGGTATAGAGAAGCAGAAAGAAGAGAAAGAGCTGCTTTAGAATACGCTAAAGGTCTTCAGAAAAAATACGAATCTACTATCAAGAAGTTTAATTCTACAGATGAAAGTTATCTAAAAGAATTAGACGCAAGAGTTGATGCTCAAAGAGAACAAACTAAAATTGTTCTTAAAGATGCCATCGAAAAGAATGATGTAGATAAGATTATGGAAGCTAACGATAAGTTAACTCAATTAGCTGTAGAAAAAGAAAAAGCTAGATTAGAGTTAGCTCATAGAGCTGAAATAAAAAAACAAGAAGAAGAAGAAGCTAAACAACAAACACAAACAAGTAACGTTGATAGCAAACCTCAAGCGGATACTTTATCTCAAAATCAACCACAAATTACGCCAAAAGCTAAGAAATGGGCCGAGGATAATAAGTGGTTTGGTGAAGATGAAGTAATGACAAATGCTGCAATTACTATCCATAACAACTTGGCCGCCGAAGGTCTTGAAGTTGATAGTGATGAGTATTATAATGAAGTCAATGCAAGATTAAGGAAGTATTTTCCTAGTAGTTTTGCATCTGAAAACGACGAGCCAAAAAATGAGCAAAAGAAACCCGTCCAAACTGTTGCTTCTGCTGGTCGTAAACAACAAGGACGCCGAACTGTGAGACTCACCAAATCACAGGTAGCTATCGCTAAAAGATTAGGGGTGCCACTAGAGGAATACGCTAGATTCGTGAAGGAGGATATATAATATGGATACAATAAAAAGAACTTCACGCGAGGCAGAACTTAGAAAAGAGCAAGAAGCTCCTAAAGTCTGGACTCCACCATCCAGTTTGGATGCACCACCTGCGCCGAAAGGTTACGTCCACCGTTGGATAAGAGTAACCGTTCAGGGTTTTGAAGATACATCGAATGTATCGAAGAAACTTAGAGAAGGTTGGGAATTTGTAAAAATGGAACAGGTTCAAAATGAAATCGGTTCTAACAAATACCCTTACCACACTGAAGGCAAATATCAGGGGTTAATCGGGATTGGAGGCCTTGTGTTGGCAAGGATACCGGAAGAGATATTGAAGCAAAGGCACGCCTACTTTAGTAGAATTACTAAAGACAGGATTGAAGCCGTTGACAGAGAGCTCATGAAGGAACAACACCCGGATATGCCTATCAATATTGATAGACAGTCCAGAGTGACCTTTGGTGGTAGTCGCAAGAAATAATTTTTTTGCAATTGCTACAGGGTCTTAAAATATAAACACTGTTAATAAGGAGACAAAAATAACATGGCAAACGTAAGTGAAAAGTTTGGTCTAAGACCATACAGAAAACTAGACGGTACACCATTAGTTGGCGCTCAAAACAGATACACAGTTAAGAGCAGTTATGCTACAGCAATTTACCAAGGTGATTTGGTTATCCCAACATCAACTGGTAACATTGAAAGAGCAACTGCAAATGACAGTGCTGCTGTTGTGGGTGTTTTTAACGGATGTTTTTATACAGATCCAACTACTCAGAAACCTACATACAAGAACTACTACCCTGGTGGAGTAGCAGCAAGCGACATTACAGCGTTTGTTGTTGATGATCCAGATGCAGTATTCTTAATGGATGCAGATTCTGCGTTTACAAGAGCAAGTCTATATAAGAACTACTCTGTTACAAATACAACAGGTGTAACACAAACGGGTATATCAAAAGTACAACTAGATGTTAGCGTATCAGGTACTGCAACTACTTTCGCTGTTCAAGCGATCGATATTTCGCAAGATCCAGATAATTCTGACACAACAGTTGACAATGCGAATATTCTCGTAAGAATCAACAATCACTTCTACAGAAGTGGTACAGGCTTAGCATAAGGAGAATAGACTATGGCAATATCACGATCACAGCTAGTTAAAGAACTAGAGCCAGGTTTGAACGCCTTGTTCGGCTTGGAATATAACAGATATGAAAATCAGCATGCTGAAATTTTCATGTCAGAAGCATCTGACAGAGCTTTTGAAGAAGAAGTAATGTTAAGCGGTTTTGCTTCAGCACCAACTAAACAAGAGGGTGCGGGAGTCGTGTTCGATCAAGCAGGTGAAACTTTCACAGCTAGATACTCACACGAAACAATCGCGTTAGCATTTGCTATCACTGAAGAAGCAATCGAAGATAACCTATACGATAGACTTGCTGCTAGATACACTAGAGCATTAGCAAGATCTATGGCAAACACGAAGCAAGTTAAAGCTGCGAACATTTTAAATAATGCGCAAGTTACAACTGCTACAGGTGGTGACGGTGAATCCCTAATCGGAAACGCTCACCCACTTGCAACAGGCGGAACGTTCTCAAACGTTTTAGCAACTGCTGCAGACCTTAACGAAACTTCGTTAGAGCAATCATTGATCGACATCGCAGGATTCGTTGATGAAAGAGGTTTAAAAATCGCTGCTCAAGGTATTAAAATGATAATTCCAAAAGAATTACAATTTACTGCTGAGAGATTGATGAAAACACCTCAAAGAGTCGGCACTGCAGATAACGACATCAATGCTATTGTATCTATGGGAATGATCCCTCAAGGTTACAGAGTTAATAACTTTTTAACTGACACAGATTCATTCTTCATCTTAACTGATGTACCTAATGGACTTAAACATTTCGTTAGATCACCAGTTAAAACTGCAATAGAAGGTGACTTCGATACTGGTAACGTTAGATTTAAAGCTAGAGAAAGATACAGCTTCGGTTGGTCTGACCCTAGATGTATATTTGGTAACGGAAACTTACCAACTTCATAATACTAACTACGAGTATTAAATTTAAGGGCGGTCTTTATGGCCGCCCTTTTTTTATGTATAATACAAATACCTAGATTAACAATTTTGCAAACTGACTAGGCAGACGGTATAGAGATTGCAAAATATAACCGCTATACAGGAGAAAATATGGCACAAACAACTTTTAAAGGTCCAGTAACATCCATTAATGGATTTATAGGTGGACCAAATCCAAACGCATCTGACACACAACAAGGTGGAACAACTGCTTGGAGTTATTCAAGCACGTCAGTAGTGCAAAACGCAACTACAGGTGAAACTTTAAGTGCAGTAGGAAATACGGCTGTAATGATTTATGTATCTAATGGTATCGCAGGATCACCAGGATATGCATTTTCAAATGGAACTACTTGGAAGCGAATGAATGCTCCAACTACTGACATTGCTACATCGTAATAATTAATTAGTGGCTCCTTCGGGAGCCACGAACTAAGGAGAATATAAAATGGGCTTTAAAGCTGACATACAAGCAACAAGAGCAACACAAGCATCTACAAATGCTGTAGTTGCACAACCTATTAGACTTAAGGGTATTATTGCTGCTAATGCTAGTGCAAGTTCAGGTCTTGTAGTTATGACTACAACTTCTAAAACAGGTGCAAATTTACTTACCGTAGATGTTCCTGCAGGAGATGTAGTTAACTTTTCACTACCTGAAGATGGAATCTTATTCCCACAAGGAATATTTATTTCTACTATGACTAACGTTGCGGCTGTAACTGTACTTACAGATAAATACAGTGGACCTGAATTAGTAGGACAGAATGGATAATACTCATGAACGAGTATTATGCTGACATACTAGGTTTTTCTAAAGGAGGCATGCCTCCTAGAAATAAAAAGAATTTCCGTTCCACAAAAAGTGGAGCGGGAATGACTCAAGCTGGGGTAAAAGCTTATAGAAGAATGAACCCTGGCTCTAAGTTAAGCACTGCTGTTACAGAAAAGAATCCGGGTAAGAAAAGGGCAGCGAGACGTAAATCATTCTGTGCTAGAAGCGCAGGCCAAATGAAGATGTTTCCAAAAGCTGCAAGAGATCCTAATTCTAGACTAAGACAAGCAAGAAGACGATGGAGATGTAGATGATAAAATGCGTTTGTGGACACCCGTGTCATTGTAAGGGTAAAGGTAAATACCTTAACTCTGCTACTTGTATTGGTTATGGCTGCGATTGCAAAAATTGTCTGCACGTAACAATTAACGTAGAGGATACTATGAGCTGGATTAAAAAAAAGTGGCAGAAGTTTATAGATTGGTTTTTCAAAGGTTTCTATAAATAGTTATGTCCAAGATTACTGAAGAGACGGCAGTAAAGACCGATTTAAAAACGATCGGGATGATAATTGCTGGTGCAGGTTTTGCAGTCTATATGTATATTGGTATGACTAATACCATCAATACATTAGAGACAAGACTTCAGTTAATGGAAGCAGATTTACTAAAGAAGGCAGATCAAGTACCTGTTGACAAAGAACAATTTTTTTTGTTAGAGGCCCTGGCAGAGGACACTGAAAAACAACAAAAAATACTAGAAGAAAATCTGCACGTTAAAGTTATGCTTATGCAAGCAGAAAAAGAAATTGAAAAGTTAAAAAAAGATGTTGAAAAGCTTAAAGACGCAACAAGAGATATTCAATTTAGTAATGGGAATGGAAACGGGCATTAATGCAGGTACCTTTCAAGAGTATGATTATACTTGCGAAGATGCAGAATGTGAATGGAAACAAGTAACTGAATATTGGAGAATGTAATGGCTGATAGAGATAAAATAAATAAATTTAAAATGACTCAGTACGCACAAGAAAAAATGGAGTCTAATAAACAAAAAGAATTTTTTCAAATGCTTCGTAAGGAAGTAGAGATAGGGGCTAATGGCACATCTAAATATATGATTAAAAAAGGCCCAAACAAAGGTAGATTTGTATGATAGAAACAGTTGTAGTATTAATGTTCTTTGTTAATGATAAGTTGATGGAAAACAGAATACAGGATTCCTTATCTGAATGTTTAAAACATAAAAGATTACTAACTCGTAATATGAGTATGACTAATAAAAGCATTCAGTGCATAGAGACAGAAGCAGAAATTGAAATCAATGTAGATGGAAGCAAGACTATTAAAAAATTAATAATGAAAAAATGAGATACTTAATCGTATTTTTAATGTTAGCTATCATCTATGTAAGTATCACAGGTTGTACTAAAAATAGCGACAAGTATAGACTAAAAGGATTCTTTACTGTAAAAATACAGAATGAAGAATAGTCTTTTAGTACATAAACATTTAATCATCAGAGCAGAAGCTGTAAAGCCTCCTATGGATGAAGAAGTTTTATCTAATTGGCTAAGAGATTTCATTGATTCTATTAATATGAAAGTATTAATGGGTCCTTATGTTAAATACCATAATGTACCTGGAAACCGCGGAATTACAGGTGCAGCTATTATTGAAACTTCCCATATTGTTATGCATGTATGGGATGAGCCACATCCTGCCTTAATGCAATTTGATGTTTACTCTTGTGGTGAATTCGATCCTGAAACAATTTGTAAAAAAATAAAAGAAGATTACGAAATAACAAAAATAGAATATAAATTTTTAAATAGAGAAACAGGTCTTGTAGATATTTCAGGTGGCCTCTTGAAATACAATCATAAATAATTATATAATGTTGCGGGTGCACAATAATGTGGCCTAATTAAACTTGCTTAAATAAGGAGGATAATATGACAGCACTAGATTTAATCAATAAATTTAATAAAGACGTTTGGAATCATTCAGACAGAATGTTTGGTGATGCATTTGACTCTATCTTTGATAGTTGGTCAAAAGCCCAATCGTTTCCATTTTACAATGTAGTAAAATATGGAAAAGGTGAATACGGTCTTGAATTAGGTTTAGCAGGATTCAATAAGAAGAATGTTAAAGTTCAATACAAAGATGGTATTCTAACTGTTTCAGGACAAGTAGAAGATAAAGAAAAAGACTACATTGAAAAAGGTTTAGCAGCTAGAAAATTCTTTAAACAATTTTCTCTACATCAAGATGTTGTAGTAAATGACGCTAAAATGGAAGATGGCGTTTTAACTGTTAAGTTAGGCGTTAATGAACCAGAAGAAATTAAGCCTTTAGATATAGAGGTTAAATAACCTTTAACGATAGGGCAAGTAATGATATACTTGCCCTATTGATTTATGAAACTTACAGCTAACATAAGCTTAGACGAGCTTATTAAAAGTCAAGTTGCCGAACGTAAAGGCATTAATAACAATCCATCACCAATGCAAATAGAAAATTTAAAAGCATTGGCCGTGAATATTTTACAACCAATCCGTAGTCATTTCGACAGGCCTCTTATTATTAGTTCTGGATTTCGTTGTGCAGAATTATGTATTGAGATAGGATCAAAAATTACCAGTGAACATTGTGCAGATAATAAATCAGCAGCAGCTGATTTTGAGATTCCAGGAATAGATAATAAGGAATTAGCACAATGGATTAGGGATAACCTTATTTGGAATCAGCTTATCCTTGAGTTCTATAAAGAAGGAGAACCATCATCAGGGTGGGTTCATTGCAGTTATTCAACAGATTTAAATAAAAAAGAATCCTTGATTGCTTATCGAGAGGATGGTAAAACTAAATATAAACCTTGGAGATAATATGGCAATTGGAAGATCACAAATGACTAAACAAGTAGAAGGGCAACTTAGAGGTGCTAGAAAGAAGAAAGCACCTAAAGGTTATCATTATATGCCTAATGGCAGATTAATGAAAGATTCTGCTCATGCAAAAAAGAAACAAAATAGCAAAAGATCTAGGGTCTAGAAAATACCACTCTAAAGTGGTACAATCAAAGAAGTTGTACAACCGCAAAAAGGAGAAACTTAACTCTCTCATAGCCGCGGCTCAAAAAGATTATGAACAAAAAGTATAAAAAATATCCTGGTATGAAGATGATTAAACGAGCCACAGGTTCGTCTAAAGTAGAATCAACTATGTACAAAGCAGGACAAAAAATGAGAAATATTTTAGATAAAGGTTTATTATCATTTATTAAAAAACCATCACTTCCAAAAGGAATGGAACAATCTGCTTCTAAACCTTCTGCTATTGCAAATCAAAAACCTGCAAAGCCAACTAGAACAGTAAAACTTTCTTCTAAAGCACCTTTTGTAATTCCTTCAGGCCCAGCAACAAAAGCTAAACAAGCTGGAGACATATTTAAAAAAATTGCTTCATCAAAAGTTGCTAAGGTTGCTAAAGTTGCCAGAATGGCAACACCGGTCGGAGCAGCTTTAACAATTGCTTCAGGATTAGGTACTTATGAAAAAGGTAAGAGCCCACAAGAGTTAGCTAAGAAAGCTTCAGAAAAAGGAAAAGAATATAAAGTTGCTGATGAGTTTACAGTTGTTGGTTCAGAAGGAACTAAGAAAGTAAAAATGAAATCAAAAGGTGGAATGATAATTGGAAAACAAGCTGACTATATAAAGGATTTAATTTAAGGAGATTAGTATGCCACTAAATAAAAAAGGTGAAAAGATAATGGAAAAAATGAAAGAAGAATACGGAAACAAAAAAGGTGAATCCGTGTTTTATGCAATGGAGAATTCAGGAAAATTAAAAGGTGTTAAAAAAGCTAAAAAAGGTATGATGACTAATTTAAAACCTGTTCCAGCTGGAAAAGAAAAATCATTAGGCAAGTTACCGCCAGAAGTAAGAAACAGAATGGGTTATGCTAAATATGGTAAGATGATGAAAAAATCTATGGGCGGTGATGCTAAAAAAGGTTACGGTCAAGCTAGAACATCAGGTATGGGATTACAAGATGAATCTTTGGTTCCAGGTAAAGGTTACGAATACATTAAAGATTTAATTTAATGAACTATGGCTACATCAGGTACAACATCCTTCGATTTAAACATCGATGATATCATTGAAGAAGCATACGAGAGATGCGGGATACGTACTAATAGTGGCTATGATCTAAGATCAGCTAGAAGAAGTTTAAATTTATTATTTTCTGAATGGGGCAACAGAGGCGTGCATCTTTGGAAGGTAGCCTTGCAAGAACAAGTACTAAGCTCAGGTACAGCTACTTATAATGCACCAACAGGATGTAGCGATATTTTAGAAGCTTATATCTCAACAGGCACAGGTATTGGACCAAGCATCACGGATGTAAGTCTAACTAAAATAGATAGATCAGCTTACGCAGGTTTACCTAACAAAGGTTCAACAGGACAACCTTCACAATATTATGTGAACAGACAAACAACACCTACTATTACTTTATACTTAACACCTGATGCAGTAACTTATACTTATGTAAAATATTATTACATTGGTAGAATAGAAGATGCAGGCGCTTATACAAATCAAGCTGATATAGTTTATAGATTCTTACCTTGTATGTGTTCAGGTTTAGCTTATTATTTATCTATGAAAAAAGCACCAGCAAGAACACAAGAATTAAGATTAATTTACGAAGACGAATTACAAAGAGCATTAACTGAAGATGGTCAAAGAACTTCAGTTTATATTTCACCACAAACATTTTATGGAGATGGAGTATAATGGCATACGCAAGTGGAAAACGATCACAAGCAATATCTGATAGATCAGGACAAGCATTTCCTTACACAGAAATGGTAAAAGAATGGAATGGTTCTTTAGTACACATATCTGAATTTGAAGCAAAACATCCACAACTTGATCCGCCGTATCACAAGCCTGATGCGATTGCTTTACAAAATACTAGATCACAAAAATTTCAACAACCAACTAATATAAATGGTGTGTTGGCTGATTCAGGTGGAATTACAGTAGGTGTAGCTAATCTAACACTTCCAGGTGAATTTGCTTTTTTATCTAATGGTATGCAACCGGATAATGGATCAGAACAAAATAGAAGAAGACAATTATTAATGGGAATAAATAACGTAACTATAGTAATAACATAATGGCAATTACATATTCAAATTTTTTAACACAAGTAAGAAACTACACGGAGGTAGATAGTTCAGTATTAACTGATAGTATCTTAGATCAGTTTATTAGAAATACTGAATTAGATATAGCAGGTAAAGTGGATTACGATGATTTAAGAAAGTATTCTACTTCTACATTTACAGCTAGTAATAGATATGTTTCATTACCTGCTGATTGTTTAATTTTAAGATCAGTACAAAGTATTAATGGATCTACTAGAACTTTTTTAGAAAAAAGAGACACAAGTTTTATATCTGAATACAATAGTTCAGGTGCAACAGGAGAACCGAAATATTGGGCTAATTGGGATGATTTCACTTTAGCTGTAGCTCCAACTCCAGATAGCACATATACAATTCAAATTAATTTTATTAAAGATCCACCTCATTTTAACTCAACTACAAATACGTTTTTATCGACGTATCAAGAAGCTTTGTTATTGTATGGTGTTTTAGTAGAAGCTTTTTCATACCTAAAAGGACCTACAGATCTTTACAACTTATACAGACAAAGGTATGATGAAGCTATGCAATCTTTTGCTATTCAACAGATGGGCAGAAGAAGAAGAGCAGAATTTGACGATGGTGTACCTAGACTTAAGGTCGAATCACCATCACCATAATATTAATATTAAGGAGACATTAAAATGGCAATAACAACAAACGCAATTGCAAATTCTTTTAAAAAAGAATTATTAGAAGGTAAGCACGACTTTACCGCTTCAACAGGAAGCGTGTTTAAGTTAGCTATGTATACTTCTGCGGCAACTTTAGGAAAATCTACAACTTCATACACAACTGGATCTGAAACATCTTCACCTGCAGGTTACACTGCTGGAGGAAAGGCACTAGTTAATGGTGGAACTTCAGTTGCATCAGACGTTGCAATCGTAGATTTTTCAAATTTATCTTTTACTAACGTAACTTTAACTGCTAGAGGTGCGTTGATCTATAATACATCAAACTCAAACACAGCGGTTGCTGTACTAGACTTTGGTGGAGATAAAACAGCTACAAGCGGAACATTTACAATTCAATTCCCAGCTTTCACAACCTCTGCAGCTATTCTAAGAATAAGCTAAGAGGTGTTTAATGGCAGCATCATCCTGGGGTTCAAATAATTGGGGCGAACAAGCCTGGGGTGATAATGCCGTAGTAGTAGGCTTCGATACTTGGGGCAATTCTGCTTGGGGCGAAGGTAATTGGGGTGAAGGTGCGAATACACCAACACTATCTTCAAACGTAGGATCAGTTAACATATCAATTGGTGTTGCAGCAAATGTAACAGGCCAATCATTAAATTCAGCAATAGGTTCAGTAACTACATCTGCAAATGCAGACGTAAATGTTAATGGCAATGTATTAACTTCTAATATTGGTCAAATAGATTTTGATGCAGATTCGATAGCTACACTAACTGGTATTGCATTAACTTCAACTATTGGTGCGGTAGACTTAGATGCAGATGGTAACATAACTATCAACGCTACTGAGAATGCATTAAATACTGGTATAGGCCAAGTTTCAGAATCAATAGAAGTAGGACCTGTAGTAACAACGGCTGGTTTATTAAGTACAGCAATTAATTCAGTCGCAATTACAGCTGATGCTAATGTTACAGAAACAGGATTAAGTTTAACTTCAAATATTGGTGATGAAACAGTTGATTTAAATACACCTGTTGATATTACAGGTATTTCACTAACTTCTAATTTAGGCTCAATAAGCATAACAGGTGATGCTAATTTAACATTAACTGGACAAGCACTTACTTCAGCAATAGGTACTGTTGATGCGGTAGTCGTGGCAGAAGTTACAGGTATTGCAATGACTTCAGCAATAGGCTCAGTAACTACAGTAGCTAATGCAAATGTTACAGTTTCGGGCCAATCATTGACACTAAGTCTAGGTGCCGATAAAATACAAGCATGGCAGGAAGTTGATCCAAATGTCACAAACACTTGGACAGAAATATCAACGGGAGCATCAAATGTTTGGACTGAAGTTGATATAGCAGCTTAATAATGATAATATAGCACAAAGGATTTATATGGCATCAAGTTATTCTACAGACCTTAAACTCGAACTAATGGTAACGGGTGAAAACTCGGGAACGTGGGGCGATAAAACAAATACCAACTTAAATTTATTACAACAAGCGATTGCAGGATACCAAGCTGTATCATTAACATCAACAAATACATCTTTGTTAATGACGGATGCAACTATATCAAATGCAAGAAATGCAGTTTTAAAATTTACAGGAACTCTATCTGCAAATTCACAAGTTACTATTCCAAATGGAATTGAAAAAACTTATATCTTAAATAATGGAACAAGTGGTGCATACACTTTAGCTTTCAAAACAAGTTCAGGAACAGGTGTTACTTTTGCTACTACTGATAAAGGTTCAAAATTAGTTTATTCGGATGGTACAAATGTAAATGAAGTACCACTAGGAACACCAGGTGGTTCTAATACTCAAGTACAATTCAACAGCTCAGATACTTTTGCAGGTACATCTAATTTAGTTTGGGATGGATCAAATTTAAAAATTGGTGCACAAGGTGATCTAAGATTATCAGATAGTACAGGTGGAGAATACGTAGGATTACAAGCACCTGCTACTGTTACAACTAACGTAGTATTTACATTACCAGGTGCAGACGGCACAGCAGATCAAGTTATTAAAACAGACGGTAGTGGTAACTTAACTTTCACAGATGTTTCAGGTGGAACATCATGGCAAGCAGTTAAAACGACTACGTTTACAGCTGTAGCAGGTGAAGGATATTTTGTAGATACATCGAGTGGATCCTACACGGCAACTTTACCAGCAACTCCAACTTTAGGAGATGAAGTAACATTTGTTGACTACGCAGGAACGTTTGATACTAACAATCTAACTGTAGGTAGAAACTCTGAAAACATTCAAGGTTCTGCTGCAGACTTAACTGTATCTGTAGAAAGAGCTGGTTTAACTTTAGTATATTCAGGAGCTACTCAAGGTTGGTTATTAAAGGATAAATAATCAATGGCTACTTATAAAGGTATACAAGGTTTTACAATTCAAAACCTTTCAGCTGACCCCAGCAACCCGATTGAAGGACAAGTTTGGTATAATTCTACTTCTAATGTTTGGAAGGTAGAAGAAGCTACAACAGCAGGAACTTGGGCAAGTGCTCCATCATTAAATTCAAGTCACAATTATTCTCAAGGAATAGGAGCAACTACATCTGATGGTCAATTAGCAGGTGGTGCTCCATTAGGGTCTACTGCTAATGAACTTTGGGACGGAAGTACTTGGACAACTTCTACAAGTATTCCAGCCGCAAATCGTACTTGGGGAGGAAGTACACAAGGTTCTTCAACAGCTTCTTTTTATGTAGGAGGGCTCGCGCCTGGTGCTTCAAATCAAACAACAAATTGGGATGGTTCTACGTGGACATCAAGTGGTAATTATCCTTTAAACGCTTGGGATCTTAGAGCTGCAGGAACACAAACAGCAGGTTTAGCTGTTGGTGGTATCGATTCATCTGTTCCAGCTGTAACAAATGTTACTAATTTATATAATGGATCAACTTGGACTTCTGCTCCTAACTGGCCTATCTCAAAAAGAAATCATATTGCATTTGGAACTCAAACAGCAACATTAGCTGGAACTGGAGAAAGTCCTCAAGTTAATACTTTTGCTTCTTTTAATGGTTCTACTTGGGCATCAGAAGCAAATTATCCAGTCCCTTTACAAGCAGGAGCTGGTTCAGGAGTTGAATCAGCAGGAATTGTAACAGGAGGTTATGATACAGCACCCCTAGCAGCAACAAATACTTATGATGGTACTGCTTGGGCTGCACAAGGAAATTTAGGAACAGCTAGAGCATCTCTTTCTTCTATTGGAAGTGTATCAGGTGCAAAAGCTATGTCTGGAGTTGGAGCAATAACTAGTGTGGAAGATTATACAGGTCCAGGAGCATTAGTAACAAAAACAATTACAGTAAGTTAACAGGAGGAAAATATGACAACAAAAACATACATCGTAGCTGAGAACTGGGGAAAGGGATTTATTGAACATAGCGAATCTGCTAAGTTTACAATCTCTGGATTACCTGGTAATGTTTGGCAAGTACCAGCACATAACAAAGATGCAAATCTTTGGATTGCAAAAGTTTTAGGTACTGTTAAAACGAAAGCTGAAGCTCAAGCGATTGTTGATGCAGAAGTACAAGCGGCACAAGCTGCTTGGGACGCTTTACCTGCAGAACAACAAGCTATGAGAGACAGACCAGCTGACATAACATTGGAGGAGTAAAATGGCATATAAATATTGCGTAGCAACTAACTGGGGTAAAGATTTCTTTACTGCAAGAGAGCGAATGAACTTTGAATTAT